CAGTTGGACCCGTGGGACCAGTAGGTCCAGTTGGGCCCGTTGCACCAGTTGTTCCAGCCGTACCTTGAGGACCAGTGGCACCCGTAGGCCCTGCAGGACCAGTCGCACCGACAGCACCAGCATCACCCTGCGGACCAGTTGGCCCAGTGGCTCCAGTCGGTCCCGTCGCGCCTGTAGCACCTTTTGATGCCGCCATTTGCCATACTGTTTGCCAGTCGACACCCACGCCTGGCTCAGTTGCTGAACCCGAAGTGTGACTAGCAATACTAGCCCAGCTTGATCCATTGTGCATGACGTTCGAAAATTCAGGATAAGAGGTAGCAGTAGCCCAGTCGCCAAGAAATACCGTCGATCCACCTGCGGGGCCGACAGGCCCAGTTGCGCCAGTTGGACCAGTCGGTCCCGTGGCTCCCGTGTTTCCTGTAGTACCCTGCGGGCCAGTCGGTCCCGTTGGCCCAGTTGCGCCAGCAGGCCCTGTTGCACCCGTTGGCCCTGGCACCGTCGAAGCAGCACCCGTTGGACCAGTAGCTCCTGCGGGGCCCGTAGCGCCCGCTGGACCCGTCGGACCAGTAGGACCAGCAATTCCTGTCGTTCCTTGTGGTCCCGTGGCTCCTGCAGGCCCAGATGGTCCCGTAGAGCCCGTTGCGCCAGTCAATCCTGTTGGGCCAGTAGGACCCGTCGCACCTGCGGGACCTGTTGCTCCAGCTGCACCAGCAGGCCCTTGAGGACCTGTTGCTCCAGTCGGACCAGTTGCACCATCAACGCCAGCAGGACCTGCAGGCCCAGGCGTGCCCGCGATAACGGACTGCACGCGCATAGAAATACGCTCCATCGCCACGGAGTTTTTGGCCTGAGAAATAACCTTGCCATTGACGACGGCCCCAGGCTTGTAAGTGACGGAGATCCGTACTTGGTCCGCCATTATACGCTCCTGTTGGTCGGTTTCCCGTCGATCTTCAATTTGCCTTCGACTACAGTGTTGACCACTGGATCAGCACCGCCGACAGGTGCATATTTTACCGTGATGTCATAGAAGTAAGTTTTTGGCGTAACAGTGGTATCGTCAGCATCCAAAACGATCGTAGTAATTCCATCCTCGGCACTTGCGGCACCAGTTTCATCGACGTGATCGGTCACGTCTTTTTTAATGGTTGCGTTGTTGTCAGTAGCATCGGTATCAGATTCAGCAGCTTTGGCCGTAAAATAAACAGTAGCACCAGTCAGATCAACTGCAGCACCATTGGCATCTGTAATTGTGACTGTGATCGGGAGAGTATTGCCCCGCTTGATTTCAATATCTTGATTTTTTGCCATGAATTTTGATTTCTCCTGCTTGCATTATATCAAATTACCATAAGAAAAACGCCCCATTTCTGAGGCGTTTCTCCAGCTAGTCAAACTGCGACTAGGCTTCCATCGTCCAAGCGCCGCTGGCTTCGACGACAAACCATGTGTCTACACCGTTCGAGCGCAGCTTCACATAATCACCAACGATCATGCTTGCTTTTGCCATCAGGATAGACTTGTCTGCCGTACCAGATCCGCCAAGGATACCGACGATCTTGTCGCTCGAATTAGGGGCAATTTCGTGGCCAACACTTGCGTTGGAACCGCTTCCTACTGGGCCGCCAGCAGGAACACCGCCAAGGACAACGAAGACTTCCAGCCCGACGTTGCCAGCAGCAGCATCAGGAAGGGTCGTTACCTTAGCATCAGAGATGATATTCAGCGCTGATCCACTGTCGGCCAATGCGACGGTGTTGTTTGCGCTCACGTTCTCACCGAGAACGCGACGGCCATCGGCTAGTTTTACTGTAGCCATGATTAGTTACCTTCTTTCTCTGCGCGAGCTTTGGTGATCACCTCGCGGATTTTTGCGTTAGTATCAGCTTCGGCAGGAAGGGTGATCTGCTCCTTCTCAGCTACAGCTTCGAGCTCAGCACGATTCAGCTTGTTGAAAGGCTTCTCACCATTCTCATCTGTTTCGTCTTCATCGCCCTCGTCACCTTCGTCGCCGTTGGAAAGAGGATCAGTGGTAGTGACGTTACCCTTGAGCTCTTCGGTTTTCTGAGTCTCATCAGCACCAGATCCAACGGTAGAATCTTGGCGAGCCTCGGTGCGAGCAACTGCCTCAGTCTTGGCTTCTTCCTTGGCGTTAGCCTTGGTGTCACCATCAGCAGTACCCTTACTATCTTCGGCAGTTTGAGCTGCACGAAGATCCGCGTTTTCTTTTTCGAGTGCGGAAACTCGAGCGAGAACACCCTTGAGTGTTTCATCGGCTGTGATACCACCAAGTTGATTCTCAGTGGCGAGATGCTTAGCGTCAACTTCGATCTCTTTGATTTCGCCTGGCTTTGCAGCACGGACGAACTTATAACCGACACGCTCTACGGCAGCAGCTTGGCTGTCACCGAATTTTGGGTGAACTTTGACGATCAGCTCGTCAACGACTTCACCCGCGTCGTTCTTCAACTGGTACAGACCAGCTGGGCGCAGTGGGCGTTCCTGGCTGCCGAAACCATTGGATTCGGCAGTTTCTCCAGCTTTGCTTGCTGCTAGTTGTTCAACTGTTTTAGGCATTATAGTGTTCCTTCTGTTGCTTCTTAATTATTAGGCGATCTTGCGAAGACGGATACCAACGCCCTTGTTCTGAGTGATGTATGCGTGGTAGTAGCGTCGACCTTCTGCTACCTTACCGTCGATACCCTGGACAACATCGAGGATGCGGACCATGTTGAACTTGGTAGGAGCAACGAGTACCTTCTTGTGTACGACCATGAAACCGAAGTTAGCGACGTAGTAGCTTGAAGGACAGACCACAATGGTCATGCCAAGCGCTTTACCGATAGCACCTGTCTTGTTGTCAGCGTATGACTTGTCACAAGCACCCTTAAATTCTGGGTCGCGCCACAGGTAAGTCTCAGCAGTAGCAGAGATGTAAACAACTAGGTCGTCAACATCGACTTCTGCGTCGATCAGAGCTGCGCGTTCCGCCAAAATACCCTGGAAGATGTTGCTTGCAGACAGGGCAGCAGTCGTTACCTGGCCGTTAGCCGAAGCGTAGGCAGCCAGAACGGTCAAGCGATAGATGTCGGTCGTAGGTACAGAAACCTCGCGAACCTGGCGCTTAACAGCCTTGTCAGCTTCTTGCACCATCATACTGTCTTCCAAGTTTCCTCGGTCAACGGTGAAGGTGAAGGCTTTATCTTGTGAAAGGGTGAATTCCTGGACACCCGTACCCAGTTCTACCAAAGGACCGAAGCGATCCTTACCGTAGCGGACGTAGTCCACTTCGGGAACGGTGTCGACGTTGTAGATAGTAACACCAGCCACACCGTGGAAGGTCATGGTGATACCGTTATTGATGATCAGACTGGTCTTTGACTCAGTGTAAAAACGCTCGTCAAGGACAGCCAGATCTTCGTGTGCATAGTTTTGCATTTTTAGAAGTTCCTTATGGGTTAATCATCGGACTTCAAGAACTCGGTACGGTTGTAACCAGTTTTTTGTTTTGGTTGCTGCGTACTCGCGTTGCGTGAAGGTCCGTTTGCTTGCTGTTCCTTCGCAATTCGCTCACGCTCTTTTCGAGCAGCTTCTTGTTCTATAGCAGTCGTGTCAGTGGTGGCGCTGATCCGAGCTTTTGCAAGCGCGTGCCAGTCCTCCAAGTTATCAGGATTCGTCCAGTAGTCATAAGCCGTTTTACCGCCTTTGTCTACCTTTTCTTTCAGGATTTCGCCCATAACTTTTGACTCTTCGGGAGTGACGGGGTGAGTTGAGAAGTATTCCGACTGGAGACGTGCAGTCCGCTCTTCGCGATTAGATCGCTTGAGTTCTGCAACCTCTTTTGCAAGAGGATCATCGTCATCGTCGCCTTCGTCATCTTGCTTATTGTCGGTAGGCTTAGAATCTTTCATGGCATCCTGCACCGCTGCAGCCGCCTTCTTAGCCTCCTGTGTACGCGAAAATTCGCGTTGGCCGTCACGGATTTCTTGTAAAAGTTTCCGTTCACTGTCGGTCGTAGGTACCGCCCGACCAGTTTTTTCGGCCCATTCGTCAAGGTCGTCATCGAACTTTGAAGCAGAGGAGTTATCTTCCTCTTCGCCAGTTTTTGATTTATCATCATCAGCCGACGAGTCGGTAGATTTTGATGAGTCCAGGTTATCGGTGCCATTGTTGGCATCGGTCTGCTGATCCGTCGTCGCTTTTCCCTGGTCAGACTGGTTGTCAGCGTTTTGCTGGTCAGACTGGTTGTCAGCTGCGTCGGTTGTGGAATCGTTTTCCATCATTTCTCCTTAATTTGTGTTTGAAATTGCCAACCACCGAATGTGGTTATGGTACTAGAATACCTAGTCCAAAAAAATTATGCAATAGGCTGATCGGCGGGCTTGTCCGCGCCACTCTCGCCCGCAACAGGAATCTCTGGCGAGCTAGGCACGACCGCACCAATAGAAACAGGATTGAGCATACGCAGAATGTAGCCTTCGAGCTCTTCGATACCAGACGCTTTGTCGAGCTCGCTGAGACGCTTCGGCTGATCATAGTAGACAATCTCCTGGATCGCATCGCCCTTCGCGTCAAACTGGCCTGTATCGCGGTATCCAACGCCATCCTTGGCCATTTTGGTGTGATAGGCGGCAAATGATTTCGCCTTCGCCAAAATATCCTTGAAAGCTGGCTCATCTTTGATGCGTGCGTACGAATGCTGCAGGCTATCAGTCTCAGCTGCACGCTCAGC